CGGACGAACTTCGCGCCGTTCTAGGCGTTAGCGATTCTCTTTACTCTGATTCATATCTCGATCTTATGATCGCGAGTGCTGAGGGTGCGATCCTTCCGCTATTAACTGGCTACCAGTCAGCGATTACAGGGATCGAAGTCAAAGATGGGTTTGCTTTTTACACGACTCAGCGGATTAACTATTTCGTCCCTGGTCAAGCTGTAATCATTTCGGGTTGCGGAGCCGCGTTCGATTTAACTGTCACAGTTAACGATCACAGAATCGCGCCGTACATATTCACAACCGCAACAGCTGCACCAGATCAAATCTTTACACCTAAGATTCCCGCTGGCTTAGCCGTATTAAATGGCTCAACAGCTGAGGATTTATATTCAGGCGTAGCGCCTGTAAAGTCGGCGCTGCTAGTCGTATCAGTAGAAGTTTTCCAGTCGATCACAGCTCCGGGCAATACTTCGGCTCAGGTCGATTTCAATCCGACGCCGTTCGTACTCGGTCGCTCACTTCAAAATAGAGTTATCGGGCTCTTAGCTCCGTTTATTCAAGTCGAAAATATGGCTCAATAAATGACGACCGTTCAAGCAGACGTTAGAGCACCGTTAGCGACCGCTCTCGCTGGCGTAGCTGCGTCAGTCTATGAATCAGTTCCCGAGGCGATTATCGCCCCAGCATGTTTTATTATTCCGGGCACTCCGTACATGGAAACCCGTTTAATTAGCAGCGCTATTCAACTTAAGTTAAATTTTACGATTTCGGCGGTAGTCGCCTATAACAATAACGCGGGAGCACTCGACAATCTCGAGAAGCTCGCAATAGAAATTCTCGCGGCTATTCCGTCGGGATATGAAGTCGGCGACGTATCGCGTCCGTCGATCATTACGTTAGGTTCGAGCAATTTTCTAATTGCGGAAATTGACGTTTCCACTTACTACAAGCAAGAAAACTAGGAGAACAAAATGCCGACAACAATCGTCACCGGACGCGACATAACTTTCACCATCGAGGGTGCGACTTATGACGCTCAAGCAACAGCTGCGACTCTAACAATCGAGTCAACGATCAACACTTACCAGACACTAGACGGTAAGGCTTATTACACAACCGACTCACAGGGAACTTTCGACGTTGAAATGCTCGCGGACTGGACAGCTGGCGGCTCACTTTGTAATTCACTTTGGACAGCAGCAGACACAGCTCCAAACACTCCACTTTCAGTCGTTTTCACAGCTGCGAGCGGATCAGTCTTTAACTTTGACGTACAGCCAATTTTTCCAAGCGCTGGCGGCACAGCTCCAGACGCTCAGACTGTATCGCTCAGCTTTACTTGCGTAACCACACCAACACTCTAAAGAAAAGAAATCGGGAGCATGAAACTTCAAATCCATATCGAAACAAATGACGGCAAGACAGCAACTACGACAGCGCAACCGCCAGAGTTCGCTAAGTGGGAGCAAAAGACAGGTTATACAATTCAACAGGCTCAGGAAAAAATCGGAATTTCCGATCTAATGTTCCTAGCGTGGAACGCTTTAAGACGTGAGGCAGCGGGTAAGCCCGTTAAACCTTATGAAATTTGGTGCGAAACGGTGGTCGATATTACGGTCGGAGAAACCGAAGTCCCAAAAGTTACAGCCGAGGAAGCCTAAACTACTTAATCGTTGAGCTGTCGATCGCGACAGGAATTCCGATGAGTGAGTGGGTTGACGCGGCGGATATATTGACAGCGCTCGAGATATTGGAGAAACGAAATGGCGGAAAGTAAGGAAGTCGTTCAATACGACAAAGCCGAACTTCGCGCCATTACCGGAGCTTTTAAAGCGATGGACGATGAAGCCGTCGCTCAAGCTAAAGAACAATCGAGTGCGCTCGCTGGCTATTTACAGGGCAAAATCATTTCGGCGGCTGGATCGCTTAGTTCGTCGCCAGTAGCTAGTCGAATCGCTGAGGGCTCAAAGGTAAGTAAGTCGTCTAAGATCGGCGAGCTTGCTTTCGGTTACGTTAGCCAGAAATTCAGCGGCGGCGCAACTACTCGCGATCTATGGGGCGGCTCGGAATTTGGATCGAATAAATTTAAACAATTTCCAATCTGGTCGGGTACTACTGGTCGAGGTTCGACCGGATATTTCATTTACCCAACTTTAAGAGCTGAGCAAAGCTATTTAATCGCTGAGTGGGAAAAGGCGTTCACTTCAATAGTTAAGAGGTTCGACTAATGGCTGACGGATCAAGAACGCTCAAGCTCTCGATATTAGCTGACGTCGATAATCTTAAAAAAGGCTTAACAGACGCGGGAACAGATACAGAAACTTTCGGCGGTAAGTTAAGCGGTTTCGGTAAAGCTGCTGGAGCTGCGTTTGCCGTAGCTGGCGCGGCGGCGCTTGCCTATGCTGGCGCGTTGCTAGTCGATGGCGTTAAAGCTGCGGTCGAGGACGAAGCCGCTCAGGTCAAACTTGCGACAGCCATTAAAAACGTTACAAGCGCAACGGACGCAACTATTGCGTCGGTCGAGTCATACATAACACAGACAGCGCTTGCCGTCGGCGTTTCAGACGACGAATTACGCCCATCTTTTGCGCGTTTAGTTAAGAGTACGGGCGACGTCGAAGCTGCCATGAAGTTACAAGGCGTTGCGCTCGACGCTTCCGTAGGATCTGGAAAGTCGCTGGAAACTACGTCGAATTTGATTGCTAAGGCTTTCGACGGAAACACCGCCGCCCTAGCCAAATTAGACATCGGTTTAACAGCTGCCGAACTTAAGACAATGAGTTTCGATGAAGCGATTGCCGCTGTAACAGCAACTTATGAAGGATCCGCAAATGCTGCGGCTGATACTTTTGCGGGAAAGATTGACCGTTTAAAGATTGCTTTCGATGAGGGTAAAGAAACAGTCGGCGCGTTCGTATTAGACGCGATTACTCCGATGGTTACCTTATTTGTCGATAAAGTAATTCCGACTCTAAGCACACTCGCCACAGATATAGGCGAGGACTTACAGCCAGTTTTCGAATCACTAGGTACATTTTTTAAAGATACGTTTCTCCCGGGCTTGACTTCTCTTTGGGATTACCTAAACAAATACGTCGTCCCGATCTTTAAGGCTGGTTTAACTCCAGTATTGGAAGGCGTTAAAACAGTTTTTAAAGCCGTCGGCGATTTGATCGAGGACAACACAGGATTTTTCAAGCTGCTCGGAGTCGGCGTTACCGCGTTCTTACTCGTTGCTAGACCATTTGCGGCGTTTCTAGGTGGAGCATTTAAGACCGCATGGTCAGGCGTTGCGCTTATTATTAACGGCGTAAGTAAAGCAATTCAGGGCGTCGTCGCTGGCATTAACGCGGCGATCAAAGTCGTTAACTTACTTATCAAGGGCTATAACATCGTTAACAATTTAAAGCCCGGATCTAAGGATTTACAAGAGATCCCAATGCTCGCAACTGGCGGTTTGGCTAACGCTAATAGTCCTTATATCGTGGGCGAACGAGGTCCAGAATTATTCGTCCCATCTGGTAACGGACGCGTTATTCCAAATAACAAGTTAGGCAACGGTGGCGGCAATATCTATATCAACGTGTCAGGAGCAATCGACCAGGAAGGCACAGCTCGCCGAATCGTTGACGTTCTAAATAACAGTTTCTATCGCGGCACTAATGGCGCTAATGCGCTGGCGTTCTAATGACAGTATTTAACGCAGTTTGGCGCGTAAAGATTCAGGGCGTCGAATACACGACTTACACGCTGGCAAATCTAAGCATTACTAGCGGTCGAACAAACATCTATCAGCAAGCGCAAGCGGGCTATTGTAATTTAGAGCTATTAAACTTAACTCAGGCAATCGTAAACATAAACATAAATGATTCAGTTTCGATCGAACTAAAAGATTCGACTAACGTTTACGTTCCTATTTTTGGCGGAACAGTTGTCGATTTTGGCGTTGAGATCGTTACAGCTGGCTCGGTTGGAATTAACCAAGTGCTAAAGATAACCGCACTCGGAGCGCTTAGCCGTTTACCTAAAGCGCTTACAGATGGCGTTCTAAATAAGGATTTTGACGGCGATCAAATCTGGGAAGTTTTACAAGATTTACTTTTAAATAACTGGGGCGAAGTTCCAGCAGCCGAACAATGGCAAAACTACAATCCAACCGAAACATGGGCAAACGCTCAAAACGTAGGATTAGGCGAGATCGATCGTCCGGGCAATTATGAGCTGTCAGCTCGATCAGCCGATCGAACAGATATCTATTCGCTCGTTTCAGGGCTGGCAACGTCAGGGCTGGGCTACATATACGAGGACGGCAGCGGACTTATCAGCTACGCCGATTCGACTCATAGATCGATTTATTTAGCTACTAATGGCTACACAGACGTAACGGCTAATCATGCGCTATTTAACGGGCTTAAAATTGAAACTCGAGCGGGCGACGTTCGAAATGACATAACTTTAAAATACAAGGCTAACGGCTCTAGCGAAGTCAGCGCCGAGGATATTGGCTCAGTCGAGGTTTACGGTCGCCTAGCTCAGGTCATAAATACGACAATCGACAAAGCGGTGGACGCTCAAGATCAAGCCGATTTTTACTTAACGCTAAGAGCTACGCCTCAAGCGAACTTTACGTCGATCACTTACCAGCTTACAAATCCCGAGCTAGACGACGCGGATC